TTATTATTGATGTAGTTGTTCCTTTAACTGGTCAAGATTTAACTATTACAGAAGGTAATGTTTCTATCTTTGCTGGAGTTGAAGTTCCTGTTACCGGTCAAGCTTTATCTTCTAATTTAGGTTCTGTAACAACTACTGGAACAGCAGATATTGATATTACAGGTCAAACAATAACTTCTACATTAGGCACAGCAGTATTAGATGCAAACACATTAGTTGATGTCACTGGTGAAACTTTAAATGCAAATTTAGGAAGTGTATCTACAACAGCAAATGCTGATGTAAGTATAACAGGACAATTATTAACTGCTACTGAAGGAAGTGTAGATATAACCACAGAAACAACTGTTTCTGTTACTGGTCAAGAATTGACTATGCAAGAAAATGCTCCGGCAGTTACTGCAGATGCTAATGTAAGTGTAACAGGTGAATTATTATCAATTGCTGAAGGTACTGTTTCAACAACCGCTAATGCAGATATAGCAGTTACCGGACAAGAATTGACTATGCAAGAAAATGCTCCAACTGCAACTGGAGATGCAAACGTTTCTGTAACTGGAATAGGTTTCACAGCAAATCTTGGAACTGCTGCTTTAACAGTAAGTGTTGATGTAGATTTAACTGGTCAAGAATTAACTATGCAAGAAGGTCAGGCAGATGCAACAGATTCTGTTGCTAGACTGACTGGAATCTCAATGACAATGGTACAAGGAAATGTTAAAAATGTAATATGGACTGAAGTAAATACAGGGACAGTTCAACCATGGACAGAAGTTGACACTGCTGCATAAATACAATATTATGGTATAATTTAAGGAATCTAAAATATGGCTAATTCAGATAGTTTAAAACTAACAGTTCAGGCAACTGGAGCAAATTCAGGAACTTGGGGACAAATTACAAATACTAACCTACTTATTCTTGAACAAGCAATTGGTGGTTATGATTCAGTTGCAGTTACTTCGGGCGCAACTTTAACTTTTTCAAATGGTGTATTGTCTAATGGTAAAAACCAAATTTTAAAATTAACAGGAACTATTACATCTAATGTAGATGTAGTTATTCCAGATTCAATTGAAAAAACTTATACAGTTGAAAATGCAACAACAGGTGCTTTTACTGTAACATTTAAAACTACTTCTGGAACTGGAGTAACTTGGACAGCAACTGATAAGGGAACTAAAGTTCTTTATTCTGACGGAGATAATGTTTTAGAAGGACTTAGTTCAACTGGAAATTTGACAGCTACAGGAAATATTGTACCTGGAACTACTGACGCTTATGACTTAGGTGCTTCTGGAAACGTGTGGAGAAACCTATATACAGGAGACTTACACCTTTCTAATTTAGCAAAAAATGAAGGAAATTCAATCGATGGAACCAAAGGAGATTGGACTTTACAAGAGGGAAAGGATGATATATTTATTGTAAATAATATATCTGGAGAAAAATTTAAAATTAATTTATCTAAGATAGAAGGAGATTTATAATGGGAGTAGTTTCATGTGGAACAACAATGATAGATGCGGGAGCATTTGTAGGTTTACCATCAAGCGGTGCATCGTGGGATACAACAGCTAAAACAGGAAGTTTTACAGCGGTATCTGGTAATGGTTATTTTGTTAATACTACATCATCAGCTATAACAGTAACGCTTCCAGCTTCACCTTCAGCAGGAGACATTGTTGCATTACAAGATTACGCAGGTACTTGGGGAACTAACAATGTAACTGTTGCAAGAAATGGTTCAGACATAGGTGGAATAGCGGCAGATGCAACTTTAAGTGTTTCTAATCAATCGATAACTTTAGTTTATGTAGATGCAACAAGAGGTTGGCAAACAGTTAGCGATTCTACACAAAATATAGATGGAAGAAGTTATATTGTTGCCACAGGAGGAACAATTAGTACCTGTGGAGATTACAAAGTTCATAGTTTTTATGGTCCAGGTACATTTACAGTTTGTAGTGTTGGAACAACACCAGCAAATAATGTTGTAGATTATTTAGTAGTAGCAGGTGGTGGAATGGGAGGCCATGCAACTACTGGCCAAGACGGCGGTGGCGGTGGAGCTGGAGGATATAGAGAATCTTCTGGAGTAGCTACTGGTAACTATGCTGTTTCCCCATTAGGAGCATGTGTTTCTGCTTTACCTGTAACTGCTACAGGTTATCCAGTAACAGTAGGAGCTGGAGGTATACAAGATTTTAACAACAGCGATCAAAGAAATGGAGCATGTGGATCTAACTCAGTTTTTTCTAGTATAACTTCTGCTGGTGGTGGCGGTGGCGGTGCAGGACTTCCTAGTATTCAACAAGCAGTGCCTGGTGGTTCAGGTGGTGGCGGAAATACTGGAACAGCTTGGCCAGGTTATTCCCTGCCCCAAAAACGTGGATGTGGAAATACACCTCCGGTGTCTCCTCCTCAAGGAAATAATGGTGGTGTAGCTAAAGAATTCGGAACTACTGGTGGTGCTGGCGGTGGCGGCGGAGCCGGCGCAGTCGGTGAAGATGCTGTACCATCACCACAAGCTCCACTTTCTCGTGCAGGAAATGGAGGCGTTGGTGTAGGATCTGAAATAAATGGATCTATTATAATGAGATCTGGCGGTGGTGGCGGTGGTGTTAATGTCGGAAACTATCCGCAAATACAATCAGGAAGAGGTGGAACTGGTGGTGGTGGAGATGGTGGTAGAGGTGGTGGTCCAGGTCAAGCCGGATGTGGATCTGAAGGTAAAAACGCTGCAATAAATACTGGTAGTGGTGGCGGTGGAAATGCTGGTCAGTCAGTATTTGCAGGTAATGGTGGTTCTGGAATTGTAATAATTAGATATAAATATAAATAGGTAAATAAATTATGGCACATTTTGCAAAAATAGGTATTAACAGTAAAGTACTTCAGGTATTAACTTTAGAAAATGAAAATATGTTAAACTCTGATGGTGTAGAAGACGAATCAGTAGGTCAACAATATTTAGAACAACATAACAATTGGCCTGCACAAATGTGGATTCAAACTTCTTACAATACAGCAGGTAATACACATAGACTGGGTGGAACCCCATTTAGAGGTAATGGAGCTGGAATTGGTAGTACTTGGGATGAAGAAAATCAAATTTTTTGGCCTGAAAAACCATTTACTTCTTGGGTAAAACACATAGAATCAGCTAGTTGGAAGTCACCAATCGGTGATGCTCCAGCGATAACAGAAGAACAAACTTCACAAAATGAAGCTGGTACACATACTTGGTGCTATGAATGGAATGAATCTAATCAATCTTGGGATTTGACAAACTTAAAAGCATAATATATATCTGGTGGTGGTATGCAAAAGAAAGTATTAACAGAGCAATCATTATATTTTGGTAATGTTGATATGCCTAAATATTGGGATATTGACCGAAATAAATTATCAGGCGATATTTTACAATCATCTTTTACTAATAGACAATTTCCATTTTCAAAAACTTGGGATATGTTAAACACATATATGCGAGACCATATCGGTCTTGAATATAATATTCATTTAGTTAATAAAAATTCTTGGGGTAATATTTATAAACCTAGTCAAGTATCTAAACCTTTATTAAATGTAGATCCAGTTGATCTTAGAAACTCACCAGATTTTACAATGCTTTATGGAGTTAAAGTTGATAAGTGTTGGGTAAGAATATATTTTGATGATAATAGACGGAAAGGAAGAAGTTGGGATATAGAACTTAAAAATAATATGTTTATTATGTTTCCATCAACTAATACATATATTATATCAAATGACCAGAAAGAAAGTTTGAATTTTATACAGACAATAACTTATGAATATATCTAATTATTATTGGTATTTTACATCTGCAATACCACCTAAAATTTGTGATGATATTATTAGATATGGCTTATCTAAATCTGAATCTATGGCAAGAACCGGTGGTTATGGTGATAAAGAACTTACTAAAAATGAAATTAAAGACATGAAACGTAAGAGAAATTCTGACTTAGTTTGGTTAAATGATACTTGGATTTATAAAGAACTTCATCCTTATATCCACAAAGCAAATAGAGATGCTGGTTGGAATTTTGAATGGGACAGATCGGAATCTATGCAATTTACAAAATATAAACTAAACCAATATTATGATTGGCATTGTGATGGTTGGGATAAACCTTATGAAAAAGAAGGACCTGACAAAGGTAAAATTCGAAAACTATCAATGACTTGTCAGTTAACGGATGGATCTGAATATGAAGGCGGAGAACTAGAATTTGATTTTAGAAACTATGATCCACACATGAGAGAAGAAACTAAACATTTAAAAAAAGCAAAAGAAATTTTACCTAAAGGATCTATTATTGTATTTCCATCATTTGTATGGCATAGAGTTAAACCAGTAACGAAAGGAGTAAGATATTCATTGGTAATGTGGAACCTTGGATATCCATTTAAATAACATGTTTATAAATAATTATTTTAATACAACTATTTGGAGCGAACACAAACCAGAGTTTGTAAAATCATTAAACAAAGCTTCTAACAAATATATTAAACAAGCTAAAAATTTTCCTGAATCAAAAGAATATGTAAAAAAATATGGGGATTTTGGGAGAAGTTATCATTCAACAGCTTTAACAATGGACAATAATTTTTTAGATTTTAGAAATTATGTTGGTCAAAAATCTTGGGAGTATTTAGACCATCAAGGTTTTGATATGCAGCAATACACAACTATGTTTAGTGAGTTATGGGTACAAGAGTTTGCTAAAAAAGGTGGTGGACATCACTCTGCACACATACATTGGAATCAACACGTATCAGGTTTTTATTTTTTAAAATCAAGTGATAAAACTTCTTATCCAATATTTCATGAACCACGTACTGGTGCACGTGCTACAAAATTAAAAATGAAACCAAATCAAAAAGGTGTATGGCCTGGTGAAGAAATTATAAATTATAGACCCACACCTGGAACTTTAATTATATTTCCAGGGTACTTAGAACATGAATTTGCAGTAGATCATGGTACAGAACCATTTAGATTTATACATTGGAATATACAAGCTGTCCCGAAAGAAATGGCTAGAGATGTCATTTAAAAAAAATAAATATACAGTTATCCGTCAAGCAATTTCAAAAGACTTAGCATCTTTTGTTGCAAATTATTTTATGATGCAAAAACAAGTTTATGATACTTGTAGAGCACAAAGATATATTTCACCTTTCGAAAACATTATAGGTCACTACGAAGGTAACGATGAACAAATACCAAATACATATAGTCAGTATTCTAATATTGCTATGGAAACTTTAATGTTAAAATGTCAACCTAAGATGGAAGAAGTAACAGGTCTTAAATTATATCCTGCTTACACTTACGCTAGAATATATAAAAAAGGGGATGAATTAAAAAGACACAAAGATAGATTTAGTTGTGAGATATCGACTACTATGAATCTAGGTGGTGATGATTGGCCAATTTATTTAGAGCCCTCTGGTAAAGAAGGTATGAAAGGTATTAAAGTAGATTTAAAGCCGGGAGATATGTTAGTTTATTCTGGCTGTGAATTAGAACATTGGAGAAATAAGTTTAAAGGCAAAGAATGTGTTCAAGTTTTTTTGCACTATAACAATAAAAAGACTCCTGGATCCAAAGAAAATATGTTTGATAAAAGACCACATTTAGGTCTTCCATCTTGGTTTAAAAGGTAGTATATTATAATGGAGGCAGTGGACACCACCACATACCATCT